CATCCAGATATTGCTCAGGGTGCTGGGCAAATTCCGAAATCCGTTCACGGCTGCCTGTACCGCCGAACTTGCGCCGGATGCAATGGTCATCCCAAGGCCGCGAAAAACGGCGGACACCCGGGAGCCGATCTGGCCCAGGGGGCTTGTCATGCCCTCCTGCACCCGTTTACCGACGTACTGCCCCTCGTTGCCCAGCTGTTCCAGGGAGGAGATTCCCTCCCGGATCCGGCCAAGGAAGGAACGGATGCCGTTCCCCGCCGTCTGAATAGCCTGTGCAATGCCCAGGGCCGCCGTCCAAAAGCCTGCGGCGGCGGTTTTGGAGAAGCTGTCCAATGCCGCCTTATTCTGCTTCACTTGGGCCGCAAACGTCCGCAGCGGCTGAAGGGCGGTGTTTAGGCTCTCTTTTAGGGAGGCCAAGGCGGTGGCCAGGGGGCCGCCTGCCGCACCCCGTTCTGCATCCGCTGCCGCCCGCACCTGTTTTTGGTATTCCGCCAGCTTGGCCTTGACCTGATCCAGTTGGGCCGCCATCTGGGCATATTGGGTAGTGTTCGCTCCCATCTGGAACGCTCCGCCGTTCTGCTCCAGGATGGCCATGCTGGCCTGGTAGTCCTGGATCTTAGTCTTGGCCAGGTCGATGTCGTACTGGAGATTTTTCCAGGTCTGTGAGCTCTCCTTGACTCCTGTCCCGGATAGCTTGTCCTGCCGTTCTTCCAGGTGCGCCAGCTGTGCCTCGGTCTTGGCCAATTCCGATTGGAGCCACTGGTAATCTTCGGTCTCAAACCGCGTCTGCCCCAGGGCCTCCAGCTGAGCCTCCAGTTTGGCGGCAGCACTTTCTGCGCTGGCTGCCTTTGCGCCAAAGCTGGCCAGGGCCTTTTCATCCCCGGCGGCGGCTTTCTCCGCCGTGCTACCCATGCCGCTGACGGTAGTTTCCAACTTGCCAATGTCCTTGCTCAGCGTCCCGATTGTACTCTTTGCCCCCGCGAAGGACTGACCCAGGCTCCGGGCTTTGGCACTAACCCGCCCAATGGTGCTCTCCGTCTGGCGCATCTGATCATTCGCCGCAACTGCGGATTTGCCATAGCCGGAAAAGGTGGATTGCAGGGTTCGGCCCAGCTGGTTGATCTCCTGCGACAGTGACCGGATAGCACTTAGCATCTCCTGAGAGCCTTTGTCAAAGCCCTTGTTATCCAGCTTGGTGTCAATCGTAATGGAACCGTCGGAACCTGCTGCCACATCATCACCCCTTTCTCAGACAAATTACATTTAACGTGCAAAAAAGTTCAACTCATTTTGAAAACCGAACCCCGACGAGCCAATTTTCAAGACGAGCCAATTTTCAAAATGAGTTGAATTAAAATTTGCGACTTTCTCAGCCCCCCAGCATGGCCAGCAGGCGGGCCTTTTCTTCTTTTTCTTCTTTCGTCAGCTTGGTTTGGAGCACGCAGAGCTTTTTATTGGCGTTCCAAAACTCCTTCTCATGCTTTTCCAGCTTCTTTCCCTTGGCCTTTTTCTGGCGCAAATTGAGAACCGTAGCATACACGCTGTTGCGGATCTCCATAAAATACCCTGTGAAGGTGTACCAATGCAAATAGTCCAGGGATCGCACCTCACATCCCGCCACCCGGTTGACCGCGGGAAACAGGATCCTCGCATCCTGCTCCCAGTCCATGGTGCGGGGGCCGCTGTCTCCCCCATCGGCACCGCCATCGATGAAGGCCAACGCGGCCTTGTATGCCTCAGCGTAATCCTCTTTGGGGATCTCCTCGAAGTCCTCATAAAGGATGCACAGGCAGACATACTCTTTCTCCACCGGTTCCAGTTCCGGATCGTCAAAGGCAATGAGGATCTTTAGGATGTCCCGGTAGTCTGTGCGGATCTTCCACTCTGCCCCGCCGAATTCCAGGCGGGTGGGAAGTTCCCAGATCATTTCTTAGAGCCCTTCTGGTAGTCCTTGGTGTACTTGCTCACCTTCCGGGACATCTTCTCCGTCTCCGTCTCAAACTGCTTGGAAATAAAGGCACCCACGGCCTCGATGGCGTTTTCGCAGTAAAAGCGGCCACCCACGGGAGAGAACGGGTGCATCTGGCCGAAGAATGCCTCTGCCATGTTGGCATTGAACATCTCGTTCAGCAGGTCATACAGCCGCTGCTCGGATTCGTGCAGGGCCTGGATCTCCTCCTCCGTGGCCGTCTCTGCGGCCTCGCCCTCTGCGTTAAGAGAGATCTTTTCCAGCGGGGCCGTGACCTCATCAAAGCGGCCCACCATCTGGTTATACCGGTCAATGATGCCGATGTCCGTGGGGCGGAAATAGAAAACGCCGATCTCATCCCCCAGCGCATTCTGGATGGGCACCCGCACGCTGCCGTCATCGACGACGATAGTTAGGTTCATTTCAGTCTGATTGCTTGCCATTTGATTTGCCTCCTATTTTAAGCATTATTTTTGAGGGAGAGCCGATGAATCAGCCCTCCCCGTAGTTTTTGACTTACTCCGTGCCGATCAGGCAGCGGTAAAGGTGCCGGATGCGCCGGATGCACCGGGCTTGTAGGTGCCCTTAGTCTTGTCTCCCACATAGGTGACAGTGTAAGGGATCTGATAGCCGGAGGTGTCGCCGCCGTAGCTGGTGGGCACCACATAGCAATCCTGGCGATAGGCCACATAGCCGTTTTCCGCATCGCCATCCCACAGATGCACCTCCAGGGAGGAGGTCTTGAGGGAGTCGTCGGTGGCCTGCTCGTCTACGATGGTCTGGAGCTTTTCAAACAGGGCGTCACCCACCCGAGCATAGTAGGGATCAGCCTCAGAAGAGGGCTCATAGCCGGAGTGGTTGAAGGTAGCGGATCCCAGGATGTTCTTCTTAACCTCGGTGTCGGGGTTCAGATCAACCTTGTACTCATCCAGATCCTCGCCCAGACGGTACCAGTCGGGAGTGGTACCGCCGAAAGAGGCATCCAGGAAGTGGGCCATATACTTTCTGGCGATCTTGCCGGTTACGGTTGCATTTTCAGCCATTTGTTAATTCCTCCTGTATGTGATTTTGAGTTGGATTTGATACTTCGCTGCGTCGCTGCCTGCCTGGGCCACATACGCCGTCAGCGTGGGGACGATGGATTTGATCCGGACATTCTCCCAGTCAGGCACATCAAGGGCCCACTCCGGGAAATTCCGGGCCATATTTTGCTCCAGGATCCAGGACACCACAGCATCGTAAAACCCCAGATTCGCCAGGTTCTGCTGGATGTCTGCGCCATAGCTTTCCTTGGACGCAAAAATGTAATTCTGGGTCTGAGTATCGTCCAAAACCTCGTTACCCAAAATGTTTTCGTGATATTTCAGCGCAGAGGGCACAGCGTAAATGGCGTACTCTGTGGCCTCCTCCGCCAGATAGTCGATGCGGAACCGATTATTGCTGGAGATTGCCGGGCAGGTGCGGAACCATGCACGCAGCCGCTCCGTATTACTTGCCGTTTGCGACATCCTGCGCCTCCTTGATGATATCCTGTGCGTGGTCGGCCTTCATCCGCTCGAACCAGTAGGCACCAGCCAGGGGGTTCACATCCTTGCTGTAGGTCAGGGCCTCTCCGGTCAGATGTTTCTTCTGCCCCGGCGGCGAGAAAAACCCGGTGGGCTCCCCGGAACTGTCCTCGAAGATGGGGATATTCGGGCCCATGACCTGTCCGTAATACTGGTATCGAGCGTAGGGCCCGGGGTAAACCACCGTGCCGCTTCCGATGTCCGTGGCGGAATAAGCACTCCGCCCCAGGGTAAGCGTCTGCGCCGGAACGTATTGCAGGTTCCAGTCGATCACTGACTTGTCGACGGTCTTTTGCACAATACCTCCCGGCTCCAGGCCGCATTTTTCTTTCAGCCCAGCGGGATCAAAGCGAAAATTTGCGTGGATCACAGCTGCCATTAAGACCCCACCACCTTCCAGTGTGGTGAGCGGCCCCGGCGATTGTCCGAGACCCCCAAGATGGTGCCGCCTTCGTACTGCTTCAGCAGCTCAGCGGGACGGAGGGAGCCTGTCACGGCCCCCTTTACCACAATGTCGCCGCTGCGCAACGTGAAGTAGCCCGATGCCTCAAGTCCCGTGTATTCCGGTGGGGGTGCAAACGCCTTGCCGGAGCAATCCGCGTCTGCCGGAATACGGATGGTAAACTTGTTGGCAGCTTTCAGCCCGGAGGAGTCCACGGTAGATGCAAGTTCGCAGTGCCAAGATACGCCGTTAATCACGGTGGGACTGTATACATCAAAGCCGGTTTCTGCGTCCAGCCTTGCGTTGAATACCGTTATCGTCTCATTGCACAGCTGCATCTTGTCACCTCTCTTCTCCCTCCGGGCGGAAATACTGGGGTGCATTCAGCCCACGGTAGAGCAACGGAACGCCGTAGTCATCCACCTCACCGCTGAGATAGCTTTTCACGGTGCGATTTAGGGCCTGTTCGGCCTCCGCTGCGCCCAGGGCCTTGCCGTAACTCTCCGAGTAGCCGTCGGTGTTGTAGGATGTGACCACCGGTTGGCTCACCTGTGCCTCTGTGCCCACCACGGACTCCATGCCGATGATGGCCAGGACGCACAGCTTCACCGCCTCCGGAACTTGTTCCATCCCCTTCACGCGGCTGTCGGTGAGATAGTCGATCCGCTTCTCCGCGCGAAATTCGGCCAGAGTAAATTCACTCTGGGCCAAGGTGCCGCCGTACTCTGTGTATGCTTCGTAGGAGAGATATGCCATTTGGGTCCCTCCCCTCTTACGACTTGGTGACGGTCACGGTGTACTCCGTGGCGGCTTTTCCGTCCTCGGTTACCGTAACGGTCAGCACATTTTGTCCAGCGGCCCATGTGGCACTGGTGCCATTGTCCAGCAGGGTACCGTTCACCTCTAGGAGGATGATGGCGTCCTCTCCGGCGGTGGCGGTGACCTTATTGGTGTTGTTGGCGGTGGTGGCGGTGTAGCCGGTCACACTCGGATTAAAGGCCGGTTCCAGGGTCAGTGCGCCGATAGCAAGCCCGGTCAGCTGGCTCTTCTCGCTCTCCTTGCTGAGGCTGCGAGCCTTCTGACCGCTGCTGCTACCGGCGGTTATTCCCCCGCGGCTACGTTAAACTGGATGGCATCCTGCTTCTTATTGAGGATAAATGCGTCCTCATAGGACTCTTCGAAGTAGATATACTTGCCCTCGGTCACGGCGGTGGGCGCATCCAGCTGGGCGAACTCATAGGACACAGGGGCGATAATGGCGGTGGGGTGCACCAGGAACATATTGATCTGCTTGGCATCCGCTGCCACTGCCCAGCCCTTGGTGAAGTCATAGGAGGTCTTCATTAGGGTGGAGGGCACGGAGACGATTTCCACCTCATCCAGGCGGGAGATGCTGCGGTTCACGGTGCCATTGCCGCCCTGGGTGTCGAAGTTCCGGGCGATGCCGTCGGCCTCCTTCAGCAGCTTACGCACCTGAGAGGTGACGTAGAGGATACGGCCATTTGCGGGAACCCGTGCCTCATCCATGTTCTCCATCAGGGTGTCAAACACAGAAAGCACATTCTCCACGGTCAGTGCGGTGGTATCGGGGGTCATGGCCTCCTTTTCTGCGTCATTGGGGTCGGTGGAAGTCCACAGCTTGTACAGCTGGGAGATCAGGTAGGCGTCCATCTCGGGGAACTTCTGCTCCTCGTTGTACACTTGGGTGATGTTGGCGATAGATGCGGCCTGGTTGGTCTGGTCAATGTCCTTGGGATGCACCAGGGTAGACCACTTCCGCTGATGGGACAGGGTCTTGGGCTCCCAGGCGTTGTCATAGTTTCGGGTGGCCAGGGCGATGGTGTCCCGGTCGGAGTCCACCCGGCCGGAGGTGGAAATGCGGGGGATGTAAACGGTCTTGCCGTCCTCACCCATGCGATAGCGGCCATTGTTGGGGGTGGCATAGAGCGC